AATTCTTGTGGAAAAGGTTTGCACCTAAATGGTTGAGGTCACGTCTTCGTCTCTTGAGGATGAAGTTTGCGCCAAGCAATCTAAAACGTAGAGCAGGTAACTTTTTAAATAGACAGAAGGCTAGAGCAGGTAACTTCTTAAACAGTCAGAAGGATAGAGCTGGCAACTTTTTAAACAAGCAGAAGGAAAACCTTGGTGGTGTTGTAGCTAGAAATAAAGAGCGTGTTGGTGGATTCATATCCAGAAATAAGGAGAGAGCAGGCAATCTCCTTAACAAGGGGAAAACTAACCTAACAAAATTTGGTGATGATGCTATCAAAGGTGTCCAGAGGGCTGCTAGTGGCGTGATGAGATTCGGTCAGAGATTTGGTGATGATGCTATACGATATGGTAAAAGAGGACTTGCTTTTGTAAAAAATTCTCCTGTTGCTAAAAGAATAGCAATAGCAACGACAAAGTTTGGTGGAAGGATGGTTCCTGTTGCTGGATCTGCTGTCAGTGCTGCTGATGCTGTTGATAGAGCAAACAGGGGTGACGCTGTAGGAGCATGGCTTGCTGCTGCTGGTGGTACTGCTGGTGTAGTTACTGCAGTGACTGCTCCTGCTGCAGTTAGTGGTGTTGGTGCTGTTGTTCCAGCGGTTGCTGAAGCAGTATCTATTGCTGCTGATACTGGACTATTGATGTATGATATTTTCAATGCTATTGCTGGCAGAGAATTCACCGCTGAAGATCAGAAGATGGTGGATGGTGTTCAGCAGAAAGAAGTTGGTGGTCTTACTAAAGCGGGACCTGCTGTGCTTCATGGAACTGAAGCAATTATTCCTGATGATTATACTAGCAAACTATTGTCTCCGATTGGTGGTGCATTAGTTGCAGCATCCAAAAACTTTTTGGGAGAGGTGGGACCAATGGCACAGTCAGTTGCTCCTATGTTCACTCAAGTTGCTTCTAAATTGACAGAAGAATTTGATGTACCAAAATCATTAGCTCGTCCAAACATTGGAGGTTCGATGGAACCTATTGCTAATGCAATTAACAACGTAGGTGATACTAATGAAGAGGATGCAATGTTGGGTGGCATGGGTCTGAATGTTGCAGAGCAAGAGGATTTGAAGAGAGAACCTTCGACAACAGGTGGACCTCTTGGAATGATAAGTGGTCTCTGGAATAATATTAACAATCTCTTTGGTGGTAGAGGAAATTATGATGGTGATGGTTCTGCACTTCCAAGTGAGTTTTCTGATTTAGAATTTGGTAACACCGATGATTTGCGCTTCGGTTTGACTGGTTCTACTGCCATGCAAGTTGGTGGGTGGTCGCATGCACACTTCGAGAACCAAGATAAGAGTCAGTCTGGTCTGATTAAAGACACCGTACCTGTCGTTAAGAAGATGGTCTCTATGGGTATGAAACCAGAGACATCCGATGCAAGACCATTCACCAAAGACATGACTGACAAAGAGATAGCTGAATTGATTAGACATGGTGCTAACAGACACAACCACTCTGGTCCTAAACCATATGCAGTTGACATTAACATGCCAGGGTTTCCAAAAGTTCCTGTGCAGTTGGATGATGTAAGAAATACTCCTGGCAAAGGTGAAGGCATCAATGCGCTAATCAAGGGCACGAACACTGCTATCTTCCACTTAAGTTATAAAGGTAATGGATATAAAGATGGCGGAGATGTTGGACTAGAAGGACAAGAACAAATTGTTGTGGGTGAAGAGGGTCCTGAAAAAGTTATGAAGAACCTGGTGTATTCCTTCCAACCAGTGTCAGAAATGCTTGACGCATACAATGCTTCTGATACAAACAAGGATTTGATTGAGGCTACTAAAAGATTTGCTCCTGAAATTCTTGAGTATGATGAGGAGGGAGAAGGTATGTCTACCATCTTGATCATGCAGGCACCACCGAAGGAACCAGAGTTACATCATTCAGCGTCTGCGAGCACTACTGCTCCCCCCTCTCCACACAGGGGTCTTCGCTTCGGCAAGGCACTACAGAACATTGCTCTGTACTCATAAATATCAGGGGGGCAGTAACTAATGGCAGCATTTACAGAGGGATTCTCTAGCACAGTTGACTACGATAAAGGTCCAGGGCACATGGGTGCTGCGATCTCTAAAGTTCTTGCTGCCAGAAAATTTGCTAGACAAGAGAGAGAAGTAGCAGAAGAGAAGGCAAAGAAAGCAGGCTATGATAGTCTAGAAGAGTTAGGTGTAGAGAAAGGATACTTTTTTAAGTCAGCACTGAAGAGTAAGTTCGGTGGGTCTTACATCACTGGTAAGAAGCAGGACATTAAGCAGGCAGTTGATCGTGTCAAACTGCTAAAGAATCCAAAGGCACAGTTCTGGAACTTTGTAGATAACAGAGACGCTGACGGCAAGGCAGTAAAAACAAAGAATGCCACACAGAGATTTCGTGAACAGTTTGATAACTATAATTTTGTTAGTGCCAAGAGACCACCAGAAGATGTAGAACCACAGGAAGAAAAGGTTCCCAACACTGGTGAAGAAACTGCAGAGGCAGCATCAGGTTCCAAGCAGAGAGTTAGTAGAGAGGATATTCTTTCTGCTGTAAACAAGATTGCTGCGTCACTAGAGAAGACGGCACAGTCTATCAACAACAATGTAAAAGAAACTAAAGACGTTGCTACTGGTGTACAAGCAATCAAGACTGATGTTGTTAATCAGTTAAGTCAAAGAACAGATAGCATTGAAGACAAGTTAAACAAAATTGCTGATGCTATCAATGAGCAAACTGCTCTGGCAAAATCAGAGACTGATAAGAAGCAAGGCGCTGCTGATATTAATCGTGCGGACGACAAACTAAAAGTATCAGACACTTTCTCGGCTGATGATCTCACAACAAAAGGGGATGAGTCTTTAGACGATCAGTTTGAGGGACTTGGTGAGGACATGAGTGTTGATACTCCTCAATACGGTGAGGATCCTGAAGAAGATGATGTTCCACGCGCAGAAACTGGTGGTATTATCTCTGGTCCTGACAGTGGTTACCTTGCAGAGTTGCATGGTGATGAGATGGTCATCCCACTTGACAATAACTACACTCAAGGTGAAGCAAGTGCGATGGATGGTAAGGTGAGACCTGTTCCTCAAGAAGCACCACCCCAACCTCAATCACCTGTTGTCAACAACAATTACAATATTTCTACTCCACAGTATGAACAAGGAACTGAAAAACCACAGTCATCTCTTGGAGGTAAGGTTGGATTTACACCGATGCAGTTACCTTCGCTAGGTGGTGGAGAGACTGATCGCCAGGTGCAACTACTACAGGATGCAATGAAGTTAGTCTTCATGGTTCCAGGTGGTGCAGCACTTGCAGCTACTACACAATTAGCAGGTTCTGTTGATAATGCAGAAGCATCTTCTCAAATTGCTCAAGTTGCTAGACCTCTTGCTCAAGCGTTCGGTCTCCCATCAACACTGGTAACAAAGGCGAAGGGTGGAAAGGTAACTAGTGAAGGACGTGGTGGCGGTGGTGCTGATGGTTCTAATGAAAAGAAAGGAGTCTTTGCTAGTCTTGGAAATGCTTTAAAGAACTTGTTTGGTGGTGGCAATAGATCTAGATCAGGATCACCTAACTCTGGTCCTGCTTCTAATGCACCTGCTACTGGGAACCCAATGGCATCAAATGAAGAGCAGCAGGAGTATGCTGGTGAGATCTATGAGATGGCGAAGGCTGCTGGTGCAAAGCACCCTGAAGTTGCTGCTGCTATCTCTGCAATGGAGACAGGGTGGGGTAAGAGTGAGCGTGGAAACAATCCATTCAATATGAGGAATACAGACGGAACTTTCATGCAGTTTGAAACGAGAGAGGATGCCGTCAAAGAGTTCGTCAGACTGTGGGACAAGAACCATAGTGGTTACATGAACTTGGAAGCATTTGAAGATCCTAATGAAGCGTTCGCTGCTATTGTGAATGCATATGCACCAGCATCTGATGGTAATGATCCAGAAAATTACAAGCAATTTGTTGCTGACTTCATTGCGGGTCGGGTGTGGGAGAAGAAACCACCTAGACAACCAGATGATCCGCCAGTTGTACCAGATACTCCGTCCGATGATAAAATTACTGCTGATGATTTGAGACCTTCCTTGGGAAGAATTGATAAAATTGGAACTAATAAAGGAACGAGAGAACGTGTTAGAGTTCCTGGTATCGGAACTTTCGTGAGTGGTAGAGATGGTATTGGTAGAGCAGTAGATAAATATTTTGATCCAAATGGTAATCCGATTACTTTTGAGGAATTTACTAATAAAATAAGAGAAACTGTAGGACCAGGACCGAAACCAAAGGCAACATTATCTCCAACTCCACCAGAAAAGACATCATCATTACAACCAGTGAGTCGTGAGATTGCTTCCTTACAGGGACCGTCTGCTTCCGAGAGGGGACAGACAATCGCAATGATAAATAACCCAGCGAGTCCCAGAAAGACTGCGGCTACGGGTGCTCAACCTACTAGTGAGGGCACCATAGACGAGGGTCGTGACCATAGTTTACATTCATATTATAATCTCAACAGTGTGGTGGGTTAATGGCAGAACAAGAGTTACCATATGCATCTAGTCTTATACTAGAAGAAATTGAAATCGTTGATCTTGAAGGGGAATCAAAACCTATTGGTAACCTTGTTACTAGGTTTGATTACTTTGAAGACATCGATTTACCTACAATTCATGGCACCCTAGACATCGTAGACACTGGTGTGAACTTGATTTCTTCACTACCTATTCAGGGGTATGAAGATGTCAACATGAAGTTTAGATATGGCGCTGGCGGTGATGATGTTGTTGAGTATTCATTCAAGGTCTATAAAGTTTACAACAGGTTTAGTTCGGAGAGATTTCAGAGGTATTCTCTTGGACTCATCTCTAGAGAAGCACTGCTGAATGAAACAGAAAAGGTTCCTCTAACTCTGGCAGGAAAACCAGATGCATTAGTTAGAACTCTGTTAACTGAAGGTCTGTCTTCTACTAAAACATATCGAGGAGATCCTACTCTATTCAAAGTGAGGATGCTTCCAGGTAAAAAGACTCCCTTCTCTATCATCAATTCACTGCGAAGTAAAGCAGTCAATGAAGGTCTCTCTGTTGGTGGTTCATCTTCTTCTGTTGGTGGTTCATTACAAAAATCATCAGGCACTGCTGGATATTATTTCTATGAAAACCGTGAGGGATATAATTTCAGGTCGATTGATCTTCTGAATGATGTGGAGAAGAATCCTCCTGTCGATACATTTACTCTAGAACCTGCTCAATTGAACGAGCAAAATTCTACCAACAAAATTCTAGACGTTGACTTTCAAAATGAGATTGACATCCTTGCGAAGTTAAGAGCGGGTGCTTACTCTAATGTCATCTGCTTCTATAACTTTAGCACTGGTGCTTATGAAGAGTATGCATACAATCTAGCTGATAACTTTGATGACATGAAGCACTTGGGATCACAGTCTG